GCTTGCGATGAGTTGTAAACACTATAAGAAGTTGTGGAATTTGTATTCGCTAAAGGACTATTATTTTCTGATGAAATTGCAACATTTGCACTTTGAGCGAATGAACTTTGACTACTATCTTCAGGAAGTGTTTCATCAGTACATGGGCAGGCCTCACAATCAGGATAAGACAACATGGGTAAAGAAATTCTTTTAAATATATTTTCTTTTCCTAATGGTTTAATTGATTGGGTTTTACAACCACCTTTAGGTCTTGCTCCAAATGTGATTGCACTTATCGCTAAACAAATACCATATATAACAACATTTATTACCCATATTAAAAGATTTATCAATATTCTTAATATTGGGTATATAAATGCAACAAAGTGTAAAATGATTATTAAAGTTATGAACGTAGGTGTAAGTAGTATTAAAAGTAGACTTAGTAAAAAGAACAAAAAGTCAAAATTTCTTACACCATCATTAACCGGAAATCTGTTTGTGGTGGTAGTACATCGTCTATCTGTAATTTCTTTTATACCTAAATGTCTACTTCTATTGAATCCCCACTTCCATCTATCTATAAAATTTGCAACTGTATAAACTTTATTGAAATTAAATTGATAAAACTTATCATTACAGTTTACAGCCTCTTGAATCATTTGTTGACCTATTGTCGTATTCACATCCCCATAATCATCCCAATCTAAACTAAATGCGTATGATTTTAATTGTGCGGTTACGTCTGTAGGCGCATTGATGTTAGATGTGGTCCATCCCCATTCTTTAACATTTGGAACCAAATAATCTGCTCTTAATACACTTGATTCCATTCCATCTTCATTCTGATATTGGATTCTAAATCTATATTTTCCTTTTGTTGGTATACCGACATTTGGGTCTGTTGATAGTACTTGTTCACCAAACTCGTTTGTTGTTACGTAGTCCAAATTCATTGGGACGTTTACTAACCAAGTACCGTTGTCATCAATTATTTTACCTCCTTCGGGTAGTGAATATTGTTCTAATGCCGGTCTACCGTTTACATCATAATTTATTGTTTGTCTAATTGCTAATATTCTTCCTTGCCCTGTGACTAAATCACATAAATTACCGGAGTCTTTTTTAGGTTTACAATTTGATTTTAAAAAGTCTTCTTCACTTGTTGAAAACAATGAACCCATAAAAACGGCTTGAGGTGTAATTTCAATCCCTAAATCTCTTAAATCAAAATCAACTCTTGTTATTCCAACATTACAAATGTTTTCTTCACCCCAGAAAGATGCAACGTCTATATCTTTTTTTTGATTTACTATTTGAGGTAGTGAGTCTAAATCTGTCGATGATTTAAATTGGTCCCCATCAAATTGTTCTGTAGTTCCCCGACCTAATCTTATTAAGTCTGAAGGTCTAAGTGAAAAACAACCGATGTTTGATAAGTCTAAATCTAGTATTGCGGTTTGAATACCTAACGGTACACCAATAATCATAAAGTCACCACTTTCATTAGTTTTTACAGTGTACTTATAATACTTTTCATAAACTTCTAAAACTTCATTTCTTGTTAAAACATCCTCCACATCAGGAAATGTACCAGTCGGACTATGACCACCATACTCTTTAACATATGGTAATAAGTTATATCTATAACCATCTTCGTTTTTTTGGTCAGGTCTTTTATAAGGGTATAATGTGGATATAATTGGGTCGTTTTCGTCAATAGCATCCAATGGAACAAAAATAGATACATTTGCGTTTGGAACACCGTACCCACCATTAACAACAACTCTACCTGCAACAACACCGTAGTCGGCACAAAATCTTGTATATACATCTTCTTGTCTTAACTTTAAAGATAGTATCTCTAAAAAGTCAAAATCCTGTGTTACGTTAATTCTTAGATTTTGGTCTTTTGTTGGTTGAGCCTTTAGTCTATATGTTTTGGTCATTTACTGTTTTAAAATAAATAGATAATTTAGGTTTTTTATTTAAAACTAATAACCTTAAAAATAAAATAAATGATTTAGTAGAAGTCTACGGTTCTTAGTTGTTTTACCCTTACATTAATATCTCTAGAATCAAATCTGATTTGATATATTTGGTCTGGTTCGGCAAATAAGGTGTCGTCAATTAATAAAATTTCTTTGGTTTCCGCATCGGCGTACCTTTGAGATGTTTCAGATGACGAATATTGACCCCCTGTTCTGTTATATATTTTCAAATCTGTTAATGTATTAACACCTGCAACGTCTTGTATTAATCTTCTAATATCAGAAACGTTTACATTTTGACCTAAATCTCTGTTTTGCGGATTCATGTAAGTTGATACTTGGTCAATAATTTGAGTAATTATTTGACTTTGAGCGGTATTATTTTCGATTACAACAGATATTTCAAACTCTAAATCTATTACCTTTGCGACATCAATTGATATGTAGTCATTTATCATTCTATACTTAGACAAATAGGTTGCCAAGTTTGTTTTAATTGCGTTTGGAACTGTTTGTGTTAGATTCCCGTCTGAATCATATGATAAAATTTGTACAGTAACTTTGTTATTATTTTCTGTAATCGCGACTTTGGCAGGTGCCCCAAATTTACCTGGCATTGTATCGATTAAAGATTTATAGTCATTAACTGTCACCGCTCTTTTTTGTGCCGCAAAGTTAAAACTAACCATGTTTCTTGCCTCTTCAATTGTTGGTTGGTTTGCTCCTCCAACCGCACTTGTTACATTATTAATTTTTAATGATTGTACAACACTTTGATTGATTTGTGATGATGGTCCGTTTACCGCTAAATTAACTAATCCAACTTGGTTGATTGAACCAACACCAACATTTGATGCAGTTCCTCCACCTACTCGGTACTGAACAAATAGTGTTGTGTTAGGTGTTACTGTAAGTCCCAATCCGATATTATTTTGATAATTTTGTATTTTTAATGGGGTTCCAAGATTTGCAAATTGTTGAAGTTGTTGATTTGGTGTTGTCGTTGCTGCCCCAAATTGTACCTTCATATAACTTTCGGGTGTGTATTCTGTTATAAATCTGTTGTCAGTTTTTATATATTGACCAACTTTAACGCCAGCATTGTCTATTGGTTTTGTGGGGTCCTCAATAAAAACTGTGTCTTCCGCCAATGCGTCAACTTCATACCATTTGTTCTGTGATGTTATAAATTCAGCATTTGTTGGGGTTGATTGGTATTGTGTTCCGTCTTTTTGTATGATTGTTGTAACAGACAAAACATTCTTTTCAGGTAAAAAGAAACTATAGAAAGGAACTACGTCTGCAGCATTTACAACTTGTTTATATATTTTAGTAACACCATTAACAACAACTTCTCTTTTAGTTATTATATAACTTGTTATTTTATTATTGTTGTCAAAAACAGGGGTTTTGGTTCTATTATTTACCCCTTCGTTGTTATATTGTGTAGAAAAATCAACATCATAGACTGTTTCAAATGTTTGCCCTCCACCATTAAACTGAGCCCCCGCTCTTAAAATACCTAAGTATCTTGAATCTTCATTGTCACCAAATGCCGGAACTTGTATTGATATTTCCACAAGAGCAACTGAAGGTCTAAATCCCGGTATTTTCAAACCATAGGTTCTTGCAATATTAAAAATAGAAGACCTTTGTTGTGCATATTGTAAGACAGTTTCTTGAATACTTCTATCGATATGAAAATGTAAATTATCTCCAATCGCAGCATTTAAATCCATCAAAACTGAAAAGATTGAAGCGTCATTAAAATTTTGAATTATTTCAGGATAATACTGTTGGGTATAGTTGATTAAGTCCTTTCTTAGACTTTCAAAATCCCTACTTGTATAATTAATTTTTTGAGTTGCCATAATTATATGTTAATTATTATAAATTCTCTTGAACCAAACGAGTTGTTGTCGTCCGTATAATCTATTGTAAGTTTAGCTGTGTATTCTTGAGTTGCTCTACCAGGTATTCTATATATATCACTTGTTCCTAATAACTCTTGGTTAATGTCACCTGGAGCCTCATCTGATTGTAAATATGGAACCACTTTAATTTCATTTATAGTTAAATTTGGTATGTACTTGTCAACCTGTTGTTGTATTTCAGATTTGATTCCGTCAAACGTTTCACCATCCAAAGGGTCAAAAATAAATTCATATATACGTGTTCCAAAATCAGGATTATAATATCTACTACCTCTTGCGGTTAATATCAAATGTAAAAGGTCTGCCCGTATCTCATCACCAGCATTTTCGGTTAAATCAAAATAATAAGATTTTGGACTATCCCTAAAGGGAAAATTAACACCATAAGTTCTTCCATCTGCCATATTACATAAATATAATATCCAACATTTTTAGTTAAATAGATATAAATAAAAAATCCGAGTATAACTCGGATTAATTTTTAAGAAGAACAACCAAAACAATCAAAGTCTGAATTAGTTGGTTTTGGTGGAAGATTCATATATGAATAATCTACTTTTGGTTCAACCGGTGAAACTTTTGGTTTTTCCTTTTTTGTAACATCTAAAGCCAAGTGTTTTGCTCCTGTTGAAATGGCCTTTGTTCTTACATAATAACAAAGAGTCTTTAGACCTTTTTCCCATCCATAAAAATGTGAAGATGTTATTTTAGAAAGTGTTGGGTTAGACATGTAAATATTCATAGATTGTGATTGGTCAATAAACGGAGCTCTTTCGGCAGCCATGTCAATCAATTCTCTTTGTGAAATTTCCCAAATTGTTTTGTATTTTGGAATCAAATGTTCAATTCTTTTAACCTTTCTATTATAACCTTTTTCTTCAGTATCTAAGTAATTGTTGAAATTAATATTTTGAATTGAACCTTCATTCATAATAATTTCATTTTTTAAATCCTCGGACCAAATTCCAATTTTTTCAAAGTCGTTGATTAGGTATTTGTTTACAATCATAATTTCACCTCCAACAACACGTCTATTAAATAAAGCCGAATGTGCGGGTTCTGTCATTTCGAATGAACCTGTAATTTTGGCGGAAGATGCTACAGGCATTTGAGCGGTGAATAATGAATTACACACCCCATAAGTCATCACGTCTTCTTTCAAGGTTTTCCAATCCATAAACAAATCTTCTTCAGAGAGTCCCCACATATCAAATTGAAAAATCCCTTGTGACATAGGTGAACCTTTGAAAAACTCATATGGGGTTCTCAAACCTTTTTTACACAAGTCATTACTTTCAAGAATAGCCGCGTAATAGATTGTTTCAAAAATGTTTTTATTTAATTTTTTAGCCTCAGGTGAGGTAAATATGTAATCCATTAAATAAAATACATCAGCCAATCCTTGTGTTCCAATTGCAATTGCTCTTTGTTCTAAACCACCTCTATGACCTTTTTCAGTAGAATAGTTATTTTTATCAATAACATTATTTAATGCTCTAACAACTTTTCTAACTTCACTTATTAATAAAGAATAATCAAACTGTCCGTCTTTGATATAATTTTTTAACACTATTGAAGACAAAGTACAAATTGCTGTGGTCTTTTCATCTGTATATTGGTAAATCTCATTACATAGGTTAGACTGTTTAATTACTCCAATATTTTGGTGGTTAGTTTTTTTGTTTGCACTATCTTTAGAACATAAATAAGGAACTCCCGTTTCTACTTGAGACTCAATAATTTTAGTCCAAATGTCTTGTGCTTTAACTTTTTTACCAAGACCCATACTAACTGCCGTGTTATACACTTCTTCGTATTCATCTCCAAAACATTCTTGTAATGCCTTTAGTCCTGCCTTTTTAATATCATTAGGACAGAATAAATACCAATCGGCGTTGTTCTTAACCGCATTCATAAAGTTGTCAGGAATCCAAAGTGCTGTAAATAAATCACGAGCTCTTAGTTCTTCGGCTCCTGTGTTCTTTTTAATATCTAATAAATCAAATATGTCTTTGTGCCAAGGTTCAAGATATATTGCCGCACTACCCGGTCTTCTACCTTGTTGATTAAAAAATCTTAAAGACTCATTAACGATTTTTAAATATTTTAACAATCCCCCTGCGTAACCACCTGAACTTGAAATTCTACTTTCTTTACTTCTTATGTTAGACATTGAAAGTCCAATCCCGGCAGCATCCGATGAATAAGTTGAAATATCATTCATTGTATTTAACAATCCTTCTCTTGAGTCTGAATCGTTGTAGTGTAAAACACAAGACGCAAGTTGTGGTGTTTTGGTGCCAGAGTTAATCATAATTGGTGTTGCTGGTGAAATAAGTTGAGTCGATAAAGAGTTATAATACTCTAACGCATCTTCTAATGTATTAGTAACCCATATCGCAACTCTCATATACATATGTTGTGGTCGTTCAACAACTTTACCATTTGGTCTTTTTAACAAATACATTTCTTGTAATGACCTCCAAGCAAAATAATCAAAGTTATAATCGTTGTCATGTTTAATTGCAACGTCGACAGTATCTTCACCGTAATATTCAATTCGTTTAATTAATTCTTCATTAACAACTCCATCCTCGTAAAGTAATCTCATAGTCTTTGAAAAACTTTCATCAGTTTCTTTATGATATGAAGATATTGCAACCGACGAAGCCATTCTTGAATAGTCGTGATGACTTCCTGTATAGGCTGCCGCAATCTCATAAATTAACTTATCAAGTTCTTTAGTTGTTACTTCCCCCTCAGTCGGAACCGATGTGATTACTTTAATAAAAATTTCATCTGAGTTTACGTTCAAACCTTTTGCTGAACGTTTTACTCTGTTATAAATTTTTTGTGGATTGAACGCCACGTTCTCTCCATTTCTTTTTGTTATTTTTAATGACATATTAATAAATTTAAAAATCTTCTGTGAATGTTATAGTTTCGTTTAACTTTGCTTTTTGGTATTCCATTGTTCTTGATTCAAAGAAATTACCTTTTGTTTCAACCGCAATTTGTTCCATAAACTTAAATGGTTGTTCAACATTGAAATGTTTACTACATCCCATCTTTATTAGTAACCCATCGACTACAAACTCTAAATATCGCTTCATTAGAATTGAGTTCATTCCAATTAGAGAAACTGGTAAAGATTCTGTAATAAATTCCTTTTCAATTTCCAAAGCAGACAATAGAATTTCTTTAATTCTTTTTTCACTTGGTTTATTTTCAACGTGATTATTCAATAAATGAATCGCGAAATCACAATGTAAGTTTTCATCTTTAAAAATCAATGAATTAGCATTAGAAAGTCCTTGCATTACACCTCTTGATTTCAACCAAAAAATTGAACAAAAACTTCCTGAGAAAAATATACCTTCAACAGCTGCAAAAGCAACCAATCTTTCTTGAAAAGAAGCCTTCTCAATCCAATCAAACGCCCATTTGGCTTTCTTTTGAACTGCGGGTAATCTATCAATAGCATTGAAACATTCGTCTTTTTCTTTTGGATTTGATATATAAGTATCAATTAATAAAGAATACATTAAAGAATGGATATTTTCCATCATTAATTGAAATCCATAAAAGAATTTTGCTTCAGGGTATTGAACTTCCCTATAAAAGTTCTCAGCCAAGTTCTCATTGACAATTCCATCAGATGCGGCAAAGAATGACAATATGTTCTTGATGAAATATTGTTCGTTCTCTGACAAGTTCTGCCACTCTCTGATGTCTCCAGTCAAGTCAACCTCTTCTGCTGTCCAAAATGCCGCTTGGTGTTGTTTGTAGAATTCCCAAATATCATTATATTGAATGGGGAAAATCACAAAACGATTTGGATTGGTTGTTAATATTTTTTCTGTCATAATTAATTATTTTGTTCTCTTTGTTTTCTTTTTTCTAATAAATCTTTAATTCTTTGTCTATTGTTTTCTTCTTTTTGTTCTTCGTGACCCAAGAATGTTACTGAAGATTCTGTATCAATTTCCAACATACTATTATCAAATTTACAATTTTCAAAGACAATACCATCATCCCCAATTCTAGATTTTGTTACTGCCATTGTTGCCAACTTCATTTCTTTTTGCTGAAGTGATTTAGCGATTGATATGATAACGTGACCAACTTGTGCTTTCTTAATTGACCCACCCATTTGGTCTGTTGTTACAACCTCAGATGATATTGAACTTCTATTACCCTGTGTTGCTGTCCATCCAACCAAATTAAGTTCGTGACACATAGCTTCAAATCCTCTCATTACAGAACCCTCTGATTTCCATTCATCACCCAAGTTTTTCTCAGGGACAACACAATCGATATAATCTAATAAAACCATATCCACTTTGATACCATCGGCAATCTTTTTTCTAATTAGATTTTTGATTTGAGTCATTGTCATAGTATCAGAAGGAAGCTTCTCCAAGACAAGTTGATTTGTCATTTTATTTTCAATTTCTCTTACCTTGGATATTACTTCATCCTTTTTATTAGACATGTCATCAGGATGGATTTTTGTCCACAATGTAAAATGTTTTCTTTGAATAACCTTGGGATTATCCTCAAAAAATATTTGAAGTACATTATATCCCAAATTAAAAGCATGGTTGGCAATCTTGGTTAAGATAGTTGATTTACCTACTCCAGTTGGGGCTAATATAACCCCAATTTCACCTTTTGCCAAACCACCTTTTAAAAGTCTGTCAATTCCTGGTATTCCCATTGGAATTGGGTGTCTATAGTCTTCATTTAATACATCATCCAAATTGGAAAATACATTCAACATTCCACTTTCAACAATTCCGACTTGAAGGGCTTCACGTATCATTTCTTCAAGAGTATCATAACTCTCAAACTCACCACCATCAATTACTTTTTGTGCTTTAGTAATCGCTTTTTGTAGTTCTTGTTGTTTGCAAAACTTTAATGCTTTTTCTTGAACAAACTCTCCACCAGATATTGGGGCTTCTTTAATTTTTCTAATTGTGTCAATAACAACTTTGGCAATATTTTCTTGTTGGAACTCTGATTTTGTTATCTGTTCTAATGTTTCAAAAGAAGGTACACCATCCCATTTTTGACTATACTCTTTAATCATTTGGATAATGATTTTAAAGTACTTGTTATCAAAGTAAGTTGGTTCTATTACATCAACAATAGACCTCGAAAATTCTTTATCTAGTACAATTTGATTAATAAGTTGTATTTGAAATGAGCTTCCTAGATAATCGAAATTTTTGTTAGATGACATATGTTTGAATTGTTGTATGAATAAATATTAGACTAGTGTGCTATATCCCAAATAATTAAATGTTAAATCTTTTTCGGATAAAATATCCGTTAAATCATATAAAACACCCTTGATTTGTTGACGAATATCCACTGTATATCTGATTTTTGGGGGATATATCTTAGCATCAATTCTTCTATGGGAAATTATTTTATCATTTTGTTTTATGAAAATGTTAAAATATTCAGGACCCTCTACGAAAGAAGTATTAAGAATTGTTGGGTTGTGTGTGATGTCATATTGGTTTTCCAATAGATAGCTCACTGATTTCATTTTTAACGAATAATTAAGATTTTCAACCAACCCATTCATATATTCCAAGAATTCAATTGAATTTTTAGATTTTGGGTTGTAATCTCTTACATTGAAAAATCTTTGTACGATAATGTTATCATTTACCATCATCAAGAATTCTAGTTTGGTTACATCATTTTGTTCTCTCATTGTTAATCATTTTTTTGTTTTAAAATTGTGTTTTTCTTTTCTTGTAAGTTTCAAAAATGGTTTTAAAAAATTTACCCAAGCATCATCACCTTTTGGAAGGAATTTAAAGAACCCATCTTGCATCATCATCTTTATTAGATTTCTATGTCCTCTACCATTGGGGTCTAATGTCTCCTTATAATAAAGTTCAACCATCTCTTTTCCTTCATCATCAATTAATGGTTCTGATAAATCTACAATCTTTTTATTGATTTCAAAGAATTCATCACCATATATTCCTGTCTTTGTTTTTCCTGTT